TTATAACCTGTTATCTCTCCATCTCGCCCATAGATAGGATCACCTTTAGGGGGACCGGTATTAAGCCCGTATGTCTGCTTAGGCTTTCGCTGAGGATCACCTCTTTCTCTCATCGAGGCTGGAGAATAACCTAAAGTTCTTTTTGCCATTAGTTGTTACCACCTAGCTTTGTGGGTTTAGGCAAGTCGCCTGGGCCTTCTGTACGCGCAGGGGAGAACAAAAGCCTCATGCCGCCGCTTCGCCTTAATCGACGCCTAGCTTGAGCGCCCTGCATTTCTGTACGCTCTTGCGCTTCAGCACGCTCTGCGGCTCTTGCCTGTGCAGCTTGAGCATCTTTCTCCGCTTGAGTTGGAGCAGGACGCCCACCAAATAATCCACCCATATTAAAACCTCACCATCATGTAATAGTCTGACCCTTCCGGGCCAAAGCTTTTCATAACACTTTCTACCTCAAAATGTAGTGCCTTGGCAAACTTAAATGCGGTATCATTTTCTACTTAGTCTGACCCTTCCGGACCAAAGCTTTTCATAACACTTTCTACCTCAAAATGTAGTGCCTTGGCAAACTTAAATGCGGTATCATTTTCTACTTTCACAACGATTTGTAGCCTTTTAACGCCATAATCCCGCAAGGTGCTATCGGTTACAGCCCTCGCGCCACGAACAAGCGATATCGCATGACGGTTTATACTGGTGCCAGGGACCATCCACATCTCAGCCAAGCCATTCCAGATCATTCTAATTCCGAAAACAGCAGCAATTTTACCACGCCCGATACCGGCCCAGCTCCATCCGTCAATTGAGTTGTCCCATATATAGTCCAAGTAGTTTGGAATATACTTCATGTACTCGATGGTATCATCTGTTGGCTGCAATCTTTGCAGATGGTCATAGCTCAGAGGTACGATCTGTTCATCCGCACTCATGCGAAACTCGGGAAGTTGAACCATTCCCATCAGAATATCTCAAAATCAGTGTTGGCATTATACGTCTGCCCACCAGCAAAGCTTGTGCCGTATGTGCCACGTCGTAGCTTACGTTGTTCACCGCCGCCAAGCATAAGGTATCCAAACGCATCGCCACAGTGAGAATGCTCGTTCTTCACCGGCGCATCTTTGAAGCGATCTTGCCCCGCACCCATCGATACACGCTTGAAGAAGTACCCACCACTCAGGGATTTGCGTAAGCGCAAACATTTTTTGTTGACGATCAAGCCTGGTTTACCACTCACCAGACGGTTCATAGGAGCCGCAGCAGCTTCACGTCTTACATTGAAAGCGTTGCTATCCGTTGGTTGCGCTCTAAACCCAATCGACTTCAAGTGATCGAATGCCGTAACCTCATAGATCTCATCGCGCTTGTTACCGGCAGGGTCTCCCCAGATCAGAACCTCAGCCTTATCAAAGCTTGCGGCGATCTTGCCTAGAAGCTCCTGACCAAACCGTTCCAGCCCCATATCAAACGTGACCAGCTCATCTAGGATCTTCCACGCCCCGCCAGATGTACGCTGCCCAAAGATGGCGGCAGGGGTCAAACCAAAGTCAACGCCGATCTGTAGAGGGTATTGCGGATCATACTGCACATCAGCAGACATCAATTCATCATCATACTCGGGCCATACCGGTCTGCCCTCCTGGACAAACGTATACTTGCCTTCAGCATAACACCTGATCCAATCGGCATTCTTACCACCGAGTAGCTGCTCATAGTAACCATCAGGTAAATGAGCCTTGTTCTCAGCAGACGGGTTGACCATCCACCACTTGCCACCCGAAAATACAAAACCATTTGCCTCTGGGTTCTCTGGTAGATCCTTAGCCCCCACCTCCAGGACACCGCCTGGTTGCCGGTGAAACGTCCACGGGAAGCGCCCACCGATCGGGTTCTTCTCTGCCAGCTCATGCCACCAGTGATCTGCATCAGGCGGGTTAGTATCCATGATAATGCCGTACCATGACGCACCACCGTCAGATTTTGTCGGATACCGACCAACGCGGTGAGTCAGGCCATCGATCACAGCCTTGGGTAGCTCTCTGGCTTCGTTTACCCATGCACCTGTTAGCTCAAGTGATAGCAGTTTACGCACATCTTGCGGCGTAGAAAGAGCCATGAAGATAACTTCACAGTCAATACCAGGCGCATTATCTCTGCTAGGGAGTTTGAGATGGTGGGTTATAGGTGGTTGCCAACGCATCGGACCCCAAACGTCTTCTGGAAACAACTCGCCCCAGGTCTTAATTGTTGTTGTTCTTAGCTCTGGATAGGTATTACGCACGATTACAAAGCGCGAATACCGTATGCCATCACGCGGCGAAGGCTTTTGCTGCACAGCTTTAAGCATAATCTCAGCGGCACAGCCGTAAGACTTGCCAGATCCAACTGGACCCATTAGGCCACGAACAAAAGATTTATCGTGTATGAACTTCCAAACCGTAGCAGATTTAGAGAAATCCAAATTCATGCTAGGGAGATCAGTCACCATCAGCCTCATACGTTGTGGTAATCTCTGGACCCTTCATATTGATCCCAATGATCGAAGGCTTGTCCACGTTCTTCTCTACATCGAGCAACCCACTCGCCTTAGCCAAGACGCGCAGAACACTTACCTTATCGAACATCTCAATGGTTGTGCCATGCTCACTCACCGTAACCTTCTTGATCGAGGCCAGAGCTTCGTCAGGGATATCCTCCATAGGCTTCACAGCACCAGTATGCAGATCAATGATATCGGTTATACGAGCCGTACCCATTGCAATCAGCTCAGTAGCTACAGCCTCTTTGTTCTGAGCTAAAGTCTCCGATCGACCGATCCGACGTTGCAACACACGCGCACCGCCGAACCGACCAACAGGCGGGATAGGTTTTATCTTATCCTCTTTTTTTCTAGCCATTAGAACGGAATTTCATCGTCCAGTTCACCAGCCGCAGCAGCAGGAGGCGACGGGGGTTTCCGAGAGCCATCGTCCTCAAACAGCTTCAGCCAGACCTCACCCTCCTTATTGGGGAGCGGCAAACCCTCAAGCTTGATGCTGATACCTTTGTCATTCTGAAACGCAATGCCATGACGCAACCAAACCGGCTTATCCCGACCTGGTACTTCTTTGGCTTGCACAACACTAAATCGCTTGTTCATGTGTATCTCCTATACAGCGTTGCAAGTCCAACAACGATATCACTAAGGTTGTGATACCACAATAGCTATGAATACATATCCGTCCTAGATTTAATGGATATTGCCTTGGCCATCTGCTCGATGAGATCAGGGAATAGATCCTGCGATATAACAGCAATTAGCTTGCCGTCATGCCAGACCTTCAATCCCTCTGGGTAAACATGCCAGGTTGTCACTTCTTCTTCTTCATAGCAGCCATCTTCTTCATCGCCGCTTTCTTCAAAGCAGGATCTTTCTTAGAAGCCTTAGAAGGTCTACCAACCTTGCTTCCATACGTTCCCTTACCATACGGCATGTTACTATCCTTTCTTCATTCGTGTCATAGCAGCTTTCTTAAACGCAGCGGCAGTAGGAGCGCCCTTACTGCCAGGCTTACGCATCTTCTCTTTAGATCCACCAGCTATACGTTTCTTCTTTGCATGGATGTTGGCATACAGCCCTGGTCTCTTATTTGGCATAGACAAACCCCTTCATAGATCTTCCGTTAGTTTTCGCTTCAGCATATCCAGTAATGCTAGATTCTCAGCAGCAGTTTGTCCAACAAATTGAAAGCCACGCATCTTACTGCGTTTAATTAAAGCCTCATTAACATGCAGCAGCCGGTCCAAGATCTGAGAAACTTCCTTGCTCATTAGGCAACCCTTTCATGGTTTTTCTGAAAATAGTTCTGTGGGGGACCGCATACAAGACGCGGGCGCGGGGGGGGCGCAGGGGTGCGCGAGCCATATTGCCTCATACAGCGCGATCCTACTTGCTCGGCTATGTCGGGTCATGCGGCTGCATCCTTGTCGCTGTGTGGCTCTCTCAGCAGCTCTACGGCCTGATTAGCTAGCATTTGTGCAGCTCGGTCTACTCGATCGGCATCAATCCACCATCCCGCACCTTTTGCCCGACTGAAAAAGTCTCTCGTCAAACACTGAAATTCTCCCCTTAACGTAGACAGCTCCAAGTCCACCGACAAGTTAGGACCAGCCTTGGATTGTGCTTGCTGCTCTTTCATCTGTGCTTCTGCTTCACCTAGCTGGATCTGTTGCTTGGTTGTCAGTCTAGCCCTCACGCTTTCCTCAAGCTTCATAGACGGCTCGTATACTATCCTGTTAGATGTACTGCGTTGGTTGCGGTAGAACGGCTTGCAGTATGTCAGATACCCTAGCTTGCGAAGCTTTACCGCATGATACGATACGCCAGTAGAACCTAGTCCTATGTCCTGCCCGATCCTTGCCTGTGATACGAACGTCCTGCCCATTGCGTCAGCGTAAGAACAGAACGCCACCAATACTCTCAACGTTGCCGGTGATATCCGTGGATCTTTAATTGCCCTGATCGGTATCACTGCAAATGCTCGTAGGTCTTTGGCTTTGAGTTGCTTTGGTCTCATCAGTATGGGTTCTCGAAGAT